TTTAGATTCTTTCTGTTAACGTCACCACCACTAGGCTTTCTCATTTCCATAAACTCTATAATCTCTGGGTGTGATATGTCCATGTAACTAGCATACGACCCACGTCTTGTAGATCCTTGGTTGAATGCTACCATTTGTGAGTCCACTACGTGCATAAATGGAATGACCCCTGTGGTTTTATTACCTTTACTAGTTGACTGTCCCTGTGAGCGAATATGGCCCCAATAACCCCCTATTCCGCCCCCCATGCTAGATAGCCAGATGTTTTCTGTATAGTGTTCAGCCAGTCCTGTTCTGCTATCGGGTACGTAGTTTAAGAAACATGATATAGGTAAACCCCTGTCTGTACCACCATTGGATAACAGCGGTGAGGCAAACATAAACCACAGATTAGATACATATTTGTACAGTCTCTCGGCATGTGCCTTATTATCTGCGAAAGCCATGCAGGCTCTGGCAAATGATTCTTGTGGGCTTATTTCTTCTGGTAGCATGTACCTGTCACGCAAGATATCCACAGCATTCTTGGGCAACATTTCGTCTTTACTTATATCAATGTTTAATTTCATATTTCCTCTCTATTTACACACAAGGTGCGCAGTATAACATTTTTTATTTCAGCACGCAATTACTTTTTTGGAAAAATTAAATTCCCCTCCAACTTTATGTATCCAGAATCTTGCATAGCTTTGATAGTCTGATCTAACTCACCAGGATTCTGTATCTTTCTCAGCAGTTCTCGCTTGAAGAAACGTAACTGCATGTGGTTCTTGTTACCAGATAGAAGTGTGGCATCTAGCCACACCTTCATATCATGAGCAATCCTACCTGTCTTCGCCATACCAAAACCTTCCAAAGCTTTAGGCATATACTTCTCCATGTCAAACATAATCTCTTTTGTAGTTTCCCAATCATCAATTGTAATCTTACGACTAGAAGATCGTGAAGCTGACACAGACATGGCAACTTTTAAAAAGTGTGACACACGTCTTTGACAATACTCCGACAGATGTGGATCAGTAGGTTCTGGTTGCACACCATCAAAGATATCTGCATTAGCCAAGTCAAACGCATCTCTTTCAAACTCCATAGGTCCATACATTTTAGCCACACTACTTAAATCATTTCGCAGTTCATTGATAGTGTGTTCACTAATAACTTTTTGTCTAAGATCTTGTGGTATCTTTTCCCCTTCATAAAACACAGGTATGATTCTAGATAATAAACCTTGTGACTTAGCATCTTCTGGTAAGTTATCTACAAACTGTGTAGGCGTAGCACAAGCTATCCAATTCAAACACGGACCTTGTATTATATATTCACCAGCAGTTTTTGTTTTGTGACTGTAAGAATCTTTAGCATCCCACATGTCTGTTAAAAACATTTGTAAGTATCTTTCGTTACGACCCATGAATGTACCAAACTCAGATGTAACTAAAGTTAAAGATGAATCATAGAACTCTGGGTTCTCTTCATTCATTAGACGCATATCCATACGTGTAATTTTAGTCATGTCTACTGCCAACTTCTCTGGTGTTATCCTATCTTGGATAGTATACAACGGAAACTTACGCAACCCATAGTCATCTAAAGATGTGTTAAAATTGTGATCGTCTTCTGTTGCACCAACAGGTGAAGTCAATCTGCTAAACACCTTTGAGAATGGCAGTATTAAACTGACAGATTTATTTCTGCCAGGAGAAGCTATGAGTATTACAAATAAATTAGAACCGATGTTGTAGTTAGGCATAGGAAACCATACCTTCCTACCCAGAGCACCTGCTACAGCAGACAAGGCTGTCCACTTAGCAAACGGCTTTGGTATCGGACTATCTTTTACAGCGTCAACACATGCCTCAACAAAATCTTTGTGTTTTCGTGGCATTAATTAGCATTAGCCGTACGAATATTATCTGGATGTATCCTCACGATTTTCTCCAGGTCTGCTGTTGTCTCAATCCAAATGTTTCCATCTTCATCTGATTTCATTTCACTTGGTCCTTTGATATCCAGTCCGTGACATTTAGTATGTGTGTCTTTTTCTTTGACCACAATCATGCCATCTTCTACATATATCTTTTTTATTTCTTCCATGTTATCATGTCCTTCCAGTTATCACCCACTTCTACAGAGGATGGTATTATCATTTCACGCCCATTGACCGTCAATGGATTGTGCATTTTCTCAAGCACCATTGGCATGAGTTCATCTATCTTATCTTTATGACACTGGCCTAGTATCGCATCATGCACTTGACCTAACACTTCTATACCAGAGTCCTTCAGTTCATCATATACTCTACACAATCCTAGATTAAGTAAGTCACCTATCGTAGACTGTGGGACAAAAGCTATCGCCGCACGTAAAGTAGAAGCATCTTTAAGTCTATCCCAAAAGTGTCTACGTCTACCCATAGGCGTGACAAGACTACCTTTCTCAAGCAACTCTCTTTGTATAGCTGAATGCCATACTCGTATGCCTGGGAATGCCCCCCTTATCTTTAGTGTATCTTTTCCTATCTTCTCTCCTTGATCTATTAATTCTTTGTATCCACCTTGTGGATCTTGTTTATGCCATCTCTCTAAAGATGTGGATGATACCACACCACCAAAATAAAGCAACTGAAATCGTGTAGCCTGCGACACTTTGATCTTTATTTGTCTAGCCAAAGAGTGAGGTGACACTCCATAGTTAGTTCCATGTCCTGCTCGTTTGCATATGTCACGGTAGGTATGATGTAAATAATATTTTCTATCAGCTAACGCTCTGTCTTGAACGGGATCATCTGACCAACCTAGATTGGGCCATACCATTTTCACAACTTCGGTATGCAAATCTGTACTCTCACATACATCTATATAGTTTTGATCGGCAGCCAAGTATGCAACGGCGCGAGACTCAGCTTGTTCTAAGTCAGCATAAAACATTTTGTTACCTTCATCAGGTATAAATACTTCTCGTAAATCTTTTGTTATGTTCTGTAAGTTTGTGCCAGTACGCCACGGTGATTCTCTTGAAGACCATCTGCCTGTCTCTGTACCTGCCACATTGTATGAACATCTTATTCTTCCATCCGTGTCACGCTTGGAGCTAAGAACTGAAAGATTTTTATCTATGTCACGCAACGCCAGGATAGTTTTGCAAAAAGGTCTTGCTCTTGGATAGGATTCTGCTAACGATTCTAAAGCATCACGATCCGTAGATATTTTTTGTTTACCTTTCTTGTATGAAACTACAGGTGGTAAGTTAAGATCTTCGTATAATAATTTTTTAAGTTGCACTGGACTATTGTGATTTAAATCTTTGCCATTTACAGATCTTGAAAACAAATGTAACATTCTTTCTAGTTGTAATCTTTTTTCTTGTAAAGGTTTTCTAATTGCTTTTACTTTGTCTTCATCAACACGTAAGCCACGCAAGGTCATAGCCATAGCTGGCTTTAAACTTTTTATTTCAAAATCATATGTGCCTCTTGTCGTATCATCAAAGTCTTCAGATATTTTTTCCCATATCTCTTGAGTCAAAGCACAATCTAATGCACAATATATCCAGTTGATCTGATCATCGTTGTAAGGTGATAGATCTAAATTATTATTACTTACTTTTATCATTTAATAATTCTCCTGCTATAGCTGAATATCCTACCATGTCTACATAAGTATCTTTTGTTGGGTTAGGTGATTTAGTCCTTGCTACTTTTAATAATAACATCATGACTGCCACATCGTGTGCCGTAATAGTAGGTCCTAAATACGCTGTCCACAGTGTAGCTATGTTATCATGATTTTCTTTTTTGTCTCCGTACTCTTTCTCTCTTGGACCTTTTAATATCTTCAAGGCTTCTTTCAAGTTTTCTTCTATACTTACTACCATAAAATTTCTCCATTAGTTTATAAATTTCTTTACGAGTTGTTCTTCCATCTAGATCTGCTAAGTCACAGATAAAATTAAAATCACTGTCCTCGTTGTCATCATTCACCCACTCCCATGCAGATAAATGAGCCTTCTTATCTTCTTTTCCTTTACCTTCGTAAACTAAATCTTGCAGTGTCTGATCTAATACAGCACGCCATAAACGTATTGTATTTATTTGTTCTTCCCACTTCTCGTCTACATCTTTGGCAGAGAAATAATTTGGTCGCTTCACTATTCATCGGCTTTCGTGCTGTGAGAAAACTTGGCTAGAGTTTTCCATGCACCCTCGTTAGTGTATATGGAGCCTAAGAAGCCTAAACCTTTTTCCATTTCTGGTTGCAACGAATGCTGTGCATGCATCGTGTCATGCACTATACCTTTAACTTCTATGTCCTGTTTATATTTTAACCATGATACATCGTAAGATTGATTCTGTGCTACCTTTGCAATTTGTTTGTCTTCTAATAAATCTTTAACCCAATTCCACGCTTTTGTTTCATCATCTTTCTTCCAGTATCCATATGTGAATGGTACTACAATGGCATGGGTAGATGAGGGGGCAAACCCTATACATGTTATTCGCCCACCTGCTGTTTCAATATCAAATGCCAAAGGATGATCTGCGTTATCTCTTCTTATGAAGTCTTCTTTAAATTTATTTAGGTCGTTTATACTCGGCTCGATCCAGAGTTCTCTTTCGATGTTTTTTATTTCTTTTGTTTCGGATTCTTGTTTTGCTTTTTTGAAATCAGAATATAATATAGATCTCAATGCATAATTTTTTGACACACTAGACAGGGCGTAAGAAGGAACTATTTTTATATCATCATTGATGTGTGAGGTGTTAGAGGAGATGAGCGCCCCTCTATAAGTTCCAATCTTATCGTACCCTGTTAGTGCCCACAACGATACTGCCCCCAGTGCTATTACAACATTAGGTTTAGCGTCATTGATTTCCTTGTACAATCTTTCTAGATGTGGTTGCGTCTCCTGTTTAAGAAACCCCATCGTCGAAGACGGATAGGGTGATCGCCACTCAGTTGTCTTGCACAAAGCCTTGTATTCACTTCTCTTGTGAAAAAAGTTTTGTAAGTTTTCTTGTGCTGGTCGTCTTTGAAAGACGTGGGTGAGCATGCATTCTTCCAGCTGTATCCCCGCTAGTTTACATACCTTGCCTAGAATGTAATCTCCTGCAAGTATTTTATTTAAACGAACTTCGTTAACTGTTGGATAGTCCATGACGATTGCAATCTTTGCACCGTCGATTAATTTAGAAGTTACATTCTTGTGTACTGCATACTCACCCATATTACTACGCCGCCTTATTAATTATTCGTTTAATAGAAGCTTGTAGTATGTCTTTGTTTCGGCCCACCATTTCGTGCTTCACAACACCAGAAAATGTTTGACCTATGCTTTGCTCTAGCATCTCGCCAAAGTTAGCACCACCCATACCGAGTGTTTTGGTTAGGAATTTCTTAATAGAAATCACAGGGTTGCCCTGTCCTAACGCTCTTGAAGTTGCCCAGAACTCCATTCTGGTTGGCTCACAGTGATCCAAGTCCGAGTCGGTGATCTCAGATTCCAAGACAGCATTTGCCTTGACATTGATCCTTACGATCTCGTTTTGGTTTTCACCTACCTTATCCGTACGATAAGATGTGATAACGAAGTCATAGCTACCTTCTGGTAAAGGCATCTGTTCCTGTACGTCATCTGGATTCATTGATAAAAAGTCTGATATTTCAGCCATTAATTACCTCCTTTATTTAAGTTGATTACATTGTCTGCTGACAATTTCTTGCGAGCATTTTGCTGTATTGCACTGAACAATTTAGCTAGATCTAATTCAGTTGTCTGACCAATAAGACTTGGTGCAGTAACTTTGAGATCCATCCTGTGATCAGACACAGTACGCAAAGTCCTCTCGGTTCCTTTGCTAGAAGAACGTGTATCAATTCTGCACACACAGTTGAAGTATCTGCCTAGCTTTGTAGATAGTTTAGAACCTACGCTAGTTGGGTACGCTTTGGACACGCCCATGTCTCCTTCCATGTATTGCATATGCGTTGTAACAACCACGTTACAAGGCACTTCCGATCCTGTTATGTACTGTATGATATGTTGCACATCACGAGCCGCCGTTCCCCATTCGGGTTGCGACGCTTGATCAGTTGACTTCTTGTTATTGAAAACAAGAGCAGCACGAAGTGCAGCCTCGCCCATCAATGTCAAGCTGTCAATAACTAACACATCTTTATTAGTCCATTTAGAAACAGGACCGTATTCTTCATCTTCATCTTTCCAATTAGAAATTAAAGTTGCACCCTTACGAAACGCCTCCGCTTTGCCCATAGGATCTTTCAACGAAACATAAGAAACGTTGTTGACACCTGTGTCTGTTAAGAACTCGGGCAAAATGTCTAAGCCGTTGTCAAAATCTAAGATACGTAACTTGTATCCTGCGTTCGCAAGGGTAGCTAATGAAGCCGTCTTACCAGAGCCACTATCCCCTACGAGTAGTAACTTGGTTACATCTACTGATGTATGATTTTTTATACTTGCCATATTTATCTCCTGTATTTTGTAATATTAGCATAATTAAAATTTTTGTCAAGAAGTTTTTTTACCAAATAAATTTTCTGCGTGTATGACTTCTGCTTCTCTGGTCAGGTCATCGTGCAACGCAACTTCAAAGTCTTCTCTTAACAACGTGACACGGTGGTCAGGTGATTCGGCGCACACTTCCCTGAACTTACAACCACCATAGTTTCCACATGATGTAAAGTTAGCAGGATAATACTGACTATCCCAGTAAGCCTCAGATATATTTAAACTGTGTATCGTATCAGCGTACCACTCATCGATGGATAAGTTAGATACATTAAATACTGAACGATTGAATCTACAAAAGTGTACGCCAGTTTGAACTGCATCTATAATAAATCCACGCACAGGTAAATTTAATATGTGTCTCGCCGCCCACAAGTATGCATACACTTGGTTGTTTGGTTGATAGTTTCTAAAGTACATATCACTTAAAGAAGCTTTAGTTGTTTTTGTATCGCACAGATACAAGCCACCTTCAAACTCTACTATCTTATCTATCCTACCAGAAAATCTTTTGCCTGTGTTACCGAAGGGTACTTCAAATCTTTTCTCAAGACATGGTTCACCGTTAGGCATAGCCGCAATCTTTATGTTATCATCCCAGTATTCATCTACTCTCCACACAATTGCACGCAGTGCGGCTTCCAATCCCCTGGCTTTATCTTCTGATAAGGATAAGTCTGCTCCATAATTTTTAAGTGTAAACTCAATTGCTTCACGCAATGTATCTTGTTTACTTTTGTTATGAAACCTACCCCTATCTAAGATCTCGTATGCGTCGTGTACCGCAGAGCCAAAGCCCGTAACCGTGCCATAACTTTTTAGTTTATACCCACGCAAGTTTGTTAGATTGTATAGACGGGGGCACGCCAAGAAAGTTGAAAGACTTGACGTATCCCACACCACTTGTTTAGGTTTATCATCTACATAAACATACTTTGGAATCCTATCTGGTTTAGACATCTTTAACTAACACATCTAATATGCTACCTTCTGTCACAGGTTTGGCTTTAGTTCTTGCCGCCTTGCCTGTTATTCTTTTACCAGATTTCTCTGCCGCTCTAATATTCTCACGAGTCTTTTGTAGATACTCAATGATTGTATCAATATCTTTCTGGCTGTCTGCAAGTTCCATAGGATCTTTCTCTAATAGTTCTGTTGGTATCTCTAGTTCTTCACTCATTCTGGATCTGTTCCTCCATAACTAATTGTATCTATTTGTGGTTCATCTAAGCCTGCCGTATCATACGGTTCAACTGACATAATCTTTGCGTCTGGTATTGTAACCAAACCCATAGGTAATTTATTAGATACATATTTACGAGTAACTTTATCAAACTTCATGTTTGATTCCATTACTTGTTTCGCCGCATCTTCTTTAGTCTTAGCTTCCACTGTCCAGTGTTGCGTATACATGTGGCTAGTTGTAACATCATACTTCATCTTGTCTCCCTCCTCTCATATATTTTTTATGAGGTTTATACTTATCACGTTTAAAAAATTTGTCAATAAGTTTTTTTATTAAATTAAAAATTAGGTTCATACTCCACTCCTTCTTCACTTAGTTTTTTATAGCGAAGGTAGAGTGACTTTGCTTCGTGGTATTGCCGCCACCTACCTTCGAACTCTGCGTCATACATTTTATCTGCCCAATACTTAAGTTGTGTGGGCACATGATCAATGTATGGTCTTTCCTGTAATGTTTGCATTGTATAGCCAATCCTCCAATGCGTCTGGTTCTTGCCCCTCTTCCCTCATGGAAGCCAGGTCCTTTTCAATTAAATGTCCTATCGAAGTTGCATTTTGTACACACACTGATAACATATGCAACGCGGGCAAACTACCTGCTGATGTTAGTATCATTCGCATACCCAGTTCAATCAGTGCTGATTCAACAACTGCCATGGGATACTTCATACATAAATCTGCAATAGGTTTTCTTAAGTCTTCCAAACAATCAGTAAACAATTTTTGTTGGACTTTATTTAAGTCATTGCTCATAGTTTATTTCCTTCCTCATCTGTCATGTCAAATGATTTTGATTCTAATGAAGATGTAATTGTAACACAATCATTTTTAATGTCAAACACTAAATGATCATATCGCATTTCATCTACACTGTCTTTGCTTTTCATTTGTGTACGATATGCTTTGACATATCTATACAATCTCATCTTCAAAGCAAATGGTTTGTCATGCCTTAGATATATACAAGGCTCGTCGCTCTCACTATTATCCAGATGATCGACGGCTTTTTCCAATGCGTTCGATAAATCTGTCGAGTGCAATAGGTTGTATGTCTTCGGATTGTACGCCATATTCCTCCTGTATATGTTCATAGTCATTGTGATCTAAACTTAAATCGTCATTATGTTTAGATGTGTCTTCGATATTAACTGTGTATCCATCTAATACAAAGTCACCATCTTCTAAGATGTCATCGTCTTGTTCTATTTTTTTCTTGTAAGGTTCGACCATATTCTAACTCCTATTAATATATAACATATTATCATAATAAACACGAACGGATTTCGCATTTCTTCTTCAGTAATAAAACCTACAATAGAGATTAATGGGAAGGCTGTCAAGCCTAACATAAACAAAATGTAAGCCGCATAATCTATAATCATATTGACCACTCCTTGATGTTGTCTACTGCTTCAATATCTTTAACAGGCATAAGCCTATGGTTGTTCCCTGGGAACATAAAGACTAGCACAGATCCAACCTCATATTCTTTTGTTACTTCATTCATCACATCTATTTGGAAAGGGTAGTATGATGATCCACTCTCGATAGCATTTACTCTATCCATAGTTTCTGGTGTGACTGACCACACCTCACCCCGTATTCTAAATCCTTTCTCTCTTGCCACAAGAATAGGAAAACTTTTTGCGTAACTAAACAAATCATACTTGTTATCTGCTGTCACATATGTGCCAACAAATTCAGATGAATTACCTAGCACGCTGTGTAATCTGCCGTTCTTTTTTAGTGTGCCATAGACGAATAGATTAGTTCTCCAATCATAATCATTCGACATTAATTTGTCCTTTCAATACTGTTTTATTTGTAATACAATTGGTAGGGATAACAACACCCCCACCACCACATTGACTTTCTTCATCAAAAGATGACACAAGAATGACGGAATCCTTATCTTCTTTGATAACATATCCGACACTTGTGACAGGTCTTAGCTTTTGTTCTTCTAATTCTTTTAACTCTTGCCATGAGTTATCATCCGACATAGCGTCGAGCCAATCAATCAATACAATCTGTAGTTCATCTTTCTTCATGATCCTCCCCCCATGTTGTATGCGTATTTTCATCCAACGATCTTACAAAATCTTCTATAGATTCTTGTACATCTGGTGATACATCTGGTGACATTACTATGTGACGAGGTCTGTGTCTTATGTTGTTGCGATTCACAGCACCCATATTACTTGTAATCTTTTTACCAGAAGCAAGTATCTTATCCCAATAGGCTTTGTCATAGACAACAAGAACTCGTCTACCTACTTTCTTAACACGAACATATAAAAGACTATCTTTATAGTGTCGGTTATTATCATTGATATATCTGTTCCACCTACGCGTATCTTCACGAGCATAGTCAGATACTCTGCGACGATAGTATAAAGGTATTTGATTTCTGTTAACTTCACGAATCAAGGCTTCAACATCTGTCATTTCTTCTTCGTTCCATACATATTCGTTGCCGTCTTCATCTTGTTCATACTGAGGATGAACATATCTAACTTGTATCGCATTGTCAGGTATATACTTTCCGATAATCATTTCAGATACCAGATGATGAGTATACCAATAAGACTAAAAATAAGATACAAAACTGAGTTGTCAATTTCCATTTCATCTGCCCCCCTTCACAAAGGTATAAGTTCCGAGTGCGATAAAGCCACATACCATACCACACATAAAAGTTAATAATGTAATTATAATCATAGCATACTCCTGTAATTTGTCAATAGAAAAAGCACCGATAGAACACCGAAAGAACTCGATAGGTCAACATATCGAGGGTTGGGGGCATGTGCAATCCCTATTAACGATTTAAAATTTATTATTATTTTTATTATAATATTACACTGAACTGCCCCCTTGACAGTAAGCATAGTACCCTCGTGTTCTGTCGGTGTCATGTCGGTGTTATACTACCATGTCATAAGCCTTTACACTTGCGTGTTGTCCTTCCATAAACAGACACGCAAAGCTACTAAACTTATCTTGATAGTTTGCTCTGTGCATTGATAATGCCATAGCTTTCTTAGGTATATTGATACTATGCCCCCACGCTTTCAGTATTCGTAACCTGTCAGTAGCGTGACCTCTTTGAAAGTTACCAATCCATTCAGATAAATCAAATTTTCTAATAGATGTAGAAGTTAATTGCTTGTTGCCAATAAGATTCCACTCACCCATTCGTTTTAATTTATCAACTAATTGTGGTAAAGATACTTGTAAAGTACTATTGCTTTTTAGATTTACAAGAGTCCTTGGATATTGTTTAGTATTAGGATCGTATAACTCATCATATTCTGCTTTGCGTATGCGAATACCATTGAATACAATATACTTTATAATATCTACAGGTATCTTACCGTCACGATCAAGCCACCTAATTGAAGTAGAAGATTCGCCACTAGGCACATACCCATAGCTAATATTCTTTAGATGTATGTTGTTAGGCAATCCTGCTTTCACAGGATCTGCCCACACATATTCAAACTTGTCTTTAGTATTTACTCTTGAGCCTAAAACTTTAGTCTTGCCAAATTCTTTTGTGCGATTTGATAAAGAGATCGCAAAAGTGATTGGCTCATTCCACCAATATGCAATGCTTGGTTTAAAATATTTATTGCTCATGCTCTGTTCCCCACAATTTCTTCACTGACAAGGCAACCCACACCAACAGGATTCTCCTCGCACAGTTCTATTATTTCTTGTTTGTCCATTTGATACAGGTCTTCCATGCGTAATGTTTTACCATTCCACATAGTTTCATCTGCGTCTTGCTTTGGTAATGGTATGTTCAATTGTTCTTGAACTCCGATACCACTAGCCAAAGGTGTAGGCTTAACTTCTACACCATTACGATTATAATGTCCGTAGTGATGTCGTGTTATGTTGCCGTAGCTACCATAACCCCAATCATCATCTTCGTAACACCACTTGCTACTATCCGATACATCTTTGATTGTATCTGTTTTGTCATCATAGTATTTGTCACGCTTACCATATGATGTAGGCTGTATGGAATAAGTGTTGGATAACCAACCCACATTGTCCATGTCAGTACCTTGATCTTCATTGAAGATAACAAACTCCTTGGTCTTGCTGTCAAGAAATAATAACTTGTCCGTACCAATGAGTTCCTCAATCATCTCTTGCCATTCTGCATTGTAAAGCAATTTAGGATTAGCTGACAACTGAGGTCGTAGTATCCATTTGACAAACTGATGTGTGTCAGATTTGTTATTGTCAATCATAGGTGTTGGTAGTTGTGGTCCGTTGTGCATTACCCATAGATCCCTGTCATCACCTTTTGCTTTTGATAATACTTCAAAAGGGTGTGACATTGATTTATTAGTATCGCCATTGGTTGCAAATCTAAAGTGAATACCCATAGGTGTATCCATAGATTTATATTTATCCCATAACTTTTCAATATCGTTGAAAGTTTTTGGAACGATCTTCCGAGTATGAAGTTGTCCTTTGTGAACAAACATCAAACCAAAGCCGTCGGAATTGTTTTCATAAGCTGTTTCCATTAAAGCTGATGAAAGTTGCTTTGGATTTTTAGTTGCTATTATTAAGCACATAATTACCCCACTTGGTTAGTAACTGTTTCTTCTTCCGTATCAACCACGATACGAGAGGGTTTAACATCTTTGACATAGCCTTTACGAATAAGCCAAGCCAAGAGGTTAGGATATTGTGATCGCTGTTGCTCTCTTGCAACATAGCGACAAAATGCTGTGTAATGTAAACTTGTAGTCGTGCAATTGGTTTGCTTGACAAAGTTTACCATAGCATCTGTAAATTCCAAGACACGATAGAAACCATGCCTTGTAATATTAGATCGAAATATACGAAGTTCAATAGTTGCGTGATGATTTGTATTCACAGCTTCATACTTTTCCCCTGTTGGTCGCATTACATCAGATACTTTTTTGGGTGATTTCCTTGCCCATTGATCCGAAGATCGACCTGCAATATCATTAATAAAATGATAGTTGCTGTTGTCATTGATAAAGACAAGTATCTTACCAATGTTCAAAGGTGTTAAATGTTTTCTACCAATATGGATATGCAATCCTGCCGTATCAGTATTCCAACCTTTAAGATTCTCTTGACAAGTTTTAGAATTGAAAAACTCTTCCCATTTGAGTTTGTGATATCCAATAGTGCTTGGACCTGTCACAATCTCAAAGCCATTGTCAAGTGAGCCGTCAGATTTACAGATAGCAAAACCGTTATACATACGATTTATGTCATCTGCAATATCACTTGGACAGTCTTTTCTTCTCTCAACTTCTAACTCAATACCGTAAAATTGACTAGCATTTTCGTTAGGTAATTTGTTGAAACCACAATAATCTAATACATTTGTATCATAGCTATAAGTTCCTGTATATTCATCATAGCCCTCATACTCATCATATTCATCATTGTGTCTGTATGTATCTCCGTGTTCTGAATAATAATAATTTTCATCACAACAACTTTGACATACATGATTATCTCCGTGATTTACTGAATAGCTGTCACACATTGACATGATAGAGTCACAATCCCCACATTCATCAAGATCAGCATTACTCATCAAATCATAAATAAAACCACCATGATTTCTAAGATTAAATCTTCTCAATTGTCTAAAAAATCTAGCCAATTGCTCGTAGTCATATTCATGAGAGATATGATCTGGCAAAATACCTCTTGCAAAATCTCTAACCGCATGATCATCTAGCAAAAGATCATTTCTTAAATAAGTTAATAAAGTCATGTTTACCTCACACAATTTATTACAAATATCAGCTCATCTAATATTTGAAAATGCCAATCATAAAGATATAATTAGCATTGTCAAGTATTATTTTTCTTCAGCTTTTTCAAGCATAACATCATCATAATTATCTTCAGATAATAACTCTTGATGATCTTCTTGGAATTGCAATACCCAATCTGTAAAACTTATAACCATTGTTTTATTCCTCTATCTATTCCAAATTCAGTTTTTAAATCTTTATTGATCAATTGCACTTCACTATCTGTTAGGTCATCAAACTTATGATCAATGACTTCTAAACTTGATAACTTCATAACCCATTTGGGATCATATTTTTTCAATACTTTTTTTGCATTTATGCAAGGATTAAAAGCGTTGTATTTTCTAACCATATTAATTATCTCCTAGTTTATATATATGATATTCTCTTTAGTATCATATGTAAATTTATTCAAATCATAATCGCCATCGATTAGATTACTCATTAAGTCGGTTTTTTGCATTTTGATATAAACACCATCATGTTCAGATAACAAAACCCAACCATAAACATAGTAACAATTTCTTAATAATCTTGTTAATGTTTTCTTGTCCTTAATATCTACTATATTGTTATTGCTCATATTACCCCAATCTATTTGAACATTTTGAGCCATGCTGGTTTTCTACCTTTTTTGGCTCTTGCTTGTTTTAAAACCTCATCAACCTTATGCTGATTAAAGTTGGCAATTCTGTATTCACTACAATCAACTTTGTGATTTGGATACCTAGTCACTAGCTTGTTAGGATCTGAGCAATCTTGCCACTCATTTTTAATACTGTTGTAAACTAAACTTTTTCCAACAGGTGTCATTTTTTGAGAATACACACTATTCCCATTTGAAAAATTAGCCATAAAAAACCTCACTTTTTTATTATGCTTACAGCATAACAGAATAAAAAACCAAGTCAAGAACTATTTTTAAAAGTTATCCACAGGCTGTGAATAAGTTTCAAACAATGAGCCGTATTGCTCAAGGTTTAACTAGGTCTTCTGATCCCGTTATAAAATCCATTATGCACTAAATTGTGGCATCAATAAGGCAAGTATTATGTTAAGATTGCATAACTGATATGCAAAAAACGCATACGCAAACTCCCTGCTGATACTCAGAACTTGACAAGTTGTCACATGTGACAGAATGTCGCACCCTATGTGGTCGGGGTGGTCGATAAGTCGAGGTGGGGGGAGGGAAAAATCTACGCGCGTATACACACACATATACACCTCAAAAAATTTTTTCAAATTTTGACGTTTTTTTTTTAAAGTTGAGGAGAGGAGCGTTATTGTGTGAAGTGTGTGTGTGATATGTAACGCTGTTTTCCTCTCCTCTATACAGGAGACGTATGATCTTGCGACCATACAAGAATATTATAACCCACCTAGCCTTGAATTACAATACCTTTTGAGTTATAATATTTAATATGGCTAAAGGCGATACACTAACTCCACAACAAGAGCAGTTCTGTCAAGAGTTTATTAAAGACTTGGCGGCTGTTCCTGCAGCAATTCGTGCTGGATACGGCGAACAACATGCAAAGAAAAACGCATGGACTATGATTCGCAATCCACTAGTGGCAAAAAGAATATCAGAACTTAAAGCCGACCAGACAAAGCGTACTAAAATTGAAGCGGATGATATATTGCGCCGCCTAGTACGTATCGCTGAGAAGACCGAGCAGGAGGGCGATTATAACGCGGCTATCCGCTCCCTTGAATTATTAGGTAAACATCAAGCAATGTGGACTGATAAGAATGTAACCGAGATGAATGTGCAAAACGCATTCTCTACTGGCAACTCTGAGGAAGATATCGAACGCGATGTTGAACGTCTAAAGAAAATTGCTGCACCAAAATTAAAAATCGTAGGAGGTAAATAGTGGCTAAAGTAGAAGATTATCAAAAACAATATAAAGCTTTATTATCTAATAAAGATAAATTAGTTGGAACTAAAGTTGAAGGCGATAGTAGAAACAAATATCAAATTCAAATGAATAAACTAAAACAAAGAATGAAAGACGAAGGATTAAAATTTAGTGATCTTTCTAAAATGGTTAAGAAACAAGAACGTGGAGGCACGTTCGATAGAGGGGCAGAGGGCAAAGCTAAAAACAAACTTCGTAAGAAGATGGCTAAAGGCATGGAAACTATTGGAACTGCAGGAAGACACGCAGGTTCACCAATGGACAAAAAACTTAAATCAAATATGAAGAAAATTGAATCAGGTGCAGTATCAGATCAGGTTGGTGGGACAGCTACTAAAGTTGATATAGCCAAAGCTGCAACGGGCGAAACAGATGCTCAAAGAAAAGCAAGAAAAGAAAAAATGACAACAGCTAAGATTGGAAAGAGTAGATAATGTCAAACACAACAACTAATGATAAGATGGCTAATCCAGCTGATGCGCTAAAGAAAATAGTTTTGAAGAAAGCAGATAAGGCAGCATCTAAAATACCTGGCTATACTAAAGTAAAAGGTGTAGCTGGCAAAATGAAAGACGCTGGATTTTCACTAGACGTTGGTAAAAATAAAATAGGTATTAGTTATAATAAAAAGTTTTAATGCAAGTAAAAGTAACAGGAGATACGAGCATGATTTTAAATCCAGATCTGGATATATACGATCCGAACAATCCTCCACAAGATGCTTTTACGCAACTTGTGATTTGGGGTGACGAAGTATATGTCCTTAACGACAGAAGATAGAAACGCCGCTACCAGAGTAGCCGTACAACAAGCAAGAGAAGATCTCTTGGCTTTCGTTATGTTGATGAACCCATCCTTTAGTGTTGGGCCGCATCACAGATTGCTATGTGATCAACTAATGAAAATTGCAAGTGGGGAGTCAGACCGTTTGATGGTATTTGTTGCCCCCCGTTCAAGCAAATCATTAATAACATCTACATATTTTCCCGCATGGGCACTGGGTAAGAATCCATATTGGCAAGAGATTGCTGTATCACACAGTGATGATCTTGCAACAAGGTTCGGCCGCGCCATACGTGATATTGTAAATACCCCACAATACAAATCTATCTTTCCACAAATAAACATTCGTAAAGATAATCGTTCTGCTAACAGCTGGAGTCTTCAACACAAAGGTAAAGATGCAGGTTCATTCTTAGCAGCTGGTTCAGGATCTGGTATTGCAGGTTTTGGTGCACACTTAGCAATCATAGATGACCCAATATCAGAGCAAGATGCGTTTTCAAAAGCTAGAAGGGAGGCTCTAAACGAGTGGTATGCTTCTGGATTGCGTACAAGACTTATGCCTGGTGGTAAAGTTGTTATAGTTATGACAAGATGGCATGAAAGAGACTTAGCTGGACACCTATTATCTTTAGAAGATAGCTCTCCTATGTCAGATTCGTGGGAAGTTGTGCGTATTCCTGCCCTAAATACTACAGATTCTTTAGAAAAACTAGAAGATGCGCGTGAAAAACTAATTAAACAGGGTTATTTATCGGAAAAATACACAGAATTGCAGTTAGGTGAGTCATTTTGGCCAGAACCTGACGAGAAAAACGGATTTCATTGGTCAACTGAAGAAATAATCCGCACAAAAAACAATACACCCCCATTTAAATTTGATGCATTGTACGGTCAAGCTCCATCTGCAGAAGAAGGTAACATAATAAAACTAGATTGGTGGCAGAACTGGGAGAATCCAGACCCACCTGAGTGTGAATACATAATACAATCATGGGATACTGCATTTTCTACACGAACAACTGCAGATTATTCTGCGATAACTACATGGGGTGTGTTTACTAAAGGATTAGATATACCTAACTTAATATTATTGGGGGCAGAAAAAGGAAGATGGGATTATCCGACACTTAGAGAGAAAGCAGTTAAAAAATATAATCAACATAATCCAGATTCTATACTGATAGAGAAGAAAGCTTCGGGTCAATCCTTGATACAAGACTTACGTTTAACAGGTTTGCCTATATTTGAGTTTCAACCAGACAGAGATAAAGTTGCTAGAGCATATTCTATAACATCTTTGTTTCATAACAGACGAATATTTGCCCCTTTTAAAAAAGATTGGGCTATGGAAGTTATAGATGAAACTAGAGCTTTTCCAGCAGGACTTCATGATGATTATATGGACACACTTACACAAGCATTGATATGGATGAGAAATGGTGGGTATGTTTCACATGGAGCTGATACTTGGCTTGACAAACGAGAGCAAGAGATTTATAATAGGGAGAGTAGAAAATTCTACTAAAGGGGATACATGGCTATAGAAAAAAGAATAGAATTAGAGGATGATGATGCAATATCTGCAAGCATGCCTAGCGATCAAGATGTAACTGAAACACCAGATGGTGGAGCAGAAATAACTTTAACTGATCAACAAGAAATCGACGAAGCAACAGCCATGGGTCTCATGGACGAAGAACCTATGATGACGGGGGACTTCGATGCTAACTTAGCAGAAACAATGTCTGAAGCAGAGGTACAAGAAGTTTCAAAAAATTTACAAGAAGGCTACGATAGAGATAAATCATCAAGAGAAGAGTATGATGAAATAGCTGAAGAAGGTATAGAATTATTAGGTTTGAAATATGATGAAGGTGCTGGTGCATTTCCAGGAGCAAGTGGTGTTACACACCCAGTTCTTGCACAAGCAGTTGTAAAGTTTCAAGCTAAAGCATATAAAGAATTATTTCCAACTGAAGGCCCAGTTAGAACTAGAATTATGGGCACACAAACTCAACCTAAATTAGAACAAGCCAATCGTGTAAGACAATTTTTAAATTGGCAAACACAAATACAAATGCCAGAGTATGGCCCTGAGTTAGACAAGATGTTATTTCATGTAGCGCTATATGGAACAGCGTTTAAGAAAACTTCTTTTAATCCTGCATTACAAAGACCAGTTACAGAATTTATCAAAGCACAAGATTTTTTTGTAGATTATTTTGCTTCTAATTTAGAAAGTGCAGAAAGATATACTCATAAATATTTAATATCTAAAAATGAAATTAAGAAAATGCAAATTGCAGGAATGTTTTTAGATGTAGACATTGATGCAGACTATGGAGTAGAACAAAGTTCAGCTGATGAAACTTCAGATGAAATTGTAGGCGTTTCTAAACCAGGGGAAAATGATGACTATGTAGAAATATTAGAGATGCATACTAATTTAGATTTACCTGGATATGAAGATCAAGATGGCATTAAATTACCATACATTGTTCACATGACTGGAGACGGAACAGTTTTAGCAATTAGAAGAAATTATGATGAAGATGATCCTATGCGTAAAAAGAAAATGTACTTTACGCATTACACAATGATTCCAGGTTTAGGTTTTTATGGTTACGGTTACATACACTTAATTGGTGGATTAACTAAAACAGCTACTTCCTCTATGCGTCAATTAATTGATGCTGGAACCTTTGCGAACTTGCCAGGTGGTTTCAAGGCTCACGGTTTACGTGTCCTTGCACCTGACGAGCCTATTGCTCCAGGTGAATTTAGAGAAGTAAATGCACCCGCTGGTGATTTAGGAAAGTCTTTACAAATACTTCCGTTTAAAGAACCATCATCAACTTTATTTAATTTAATGGATTATGCGTCTAAACTCGCATCCCAGTTTGCAGACTCTACTGATAACGTAGTAGAAAATGCAACAAACTATGGGCCAGTTGGCACAACCATGGCCCTGCTTGAGCAGTCTTCAAAGCTGTTCAATGCTGTGCATAAACGATTACATGCCGCACAGACTAAAGATCTTCGTATTCTAACTAGATTAGATTCGGAGTTTCTTCCTGATTTGTATCCCTACGAAGTGGCAGGTGGAGCACAGCAGATATTTAGGAAAGATTTCAATCTGAAAAGTATTGATGTAATTCCTGTATCAGATCCTAATATGCCGACTGAGGCACACAGGATCGCAAAAATAAACGCCATCATGTCCATCGCTCAACAAAACCCAGCTGCTTACAACATGGAGCAAATAGGTATGGAATTGTTTTCAGCGATGGGCGTGGACGAACCACAAAGATATTTAAAACAACAACAACAACCTTTCACTGCTGATCCTATTTCAGAGAACATGGCTTCGTTAAAGGGGGCACCTTTACAACCAAGACCTGATCAAAATCATGATGCACACATTGTTACACATGGTATGTTTTTACAAAACCCTGCGTATAAAAGTAATCCAGCTATGCAACAATTATTAATGTCGCATATACAAGATCACCTTGCATTAAAGTATCAACAAGAAATGGCACAGATGATTCAAGATCCTCAAGCACAACAAATGATTATGGCTGGTCAACAGATGCCACCTCAAATGGAAAATCAAATTGCAATAATGGCAGCACAGGCTGCAGATAAAGTAAATCAGTTTGATGAAGAGAAACAAAAAATTATGGCTGGTGAAAATAAAACTACAGCTGAAGAACAGTTAGATATACAAAGAAAAGATTTAGCTTTACGTGCACAAAAATTAATGAACGATATGAAAGTACATGAAGATAAAATGGACTTAGAAGAAAGTAAATTAATGATTGATGATGAAAATAAAGATCAAGATCGTAAGTTAAAAGAAGCACAGATCGGAATGGATGCTGCAGCTGATATGACTTCTAATATTGAAGGTATAATCAATACAACCGTAAGGAGAGTTTAATGAAAAAGAAACTTAAGAAAGTAATTAAGGGATTGAAAAAAGCTTCAAAGACTCATGCGGGTCAAGCTAAAACTTTACAAGGAATGTTAAAGAATGGCAAAAGCAAAAACAAAAAGTAAATCAAAAGTTAACCAAGCTGGTAATTATACTAAGCCTGGATTAAGGAAGCGAATCTTTAATCGTATTAAAGCACAAGCTTCACATGGAACGGGTGCAGGACAATGGAGTGCGCGTAAGGCGCAAGCAATGGCCAAAGCCTATAAAAAAGCTGGAGGAGGATACAAATAATGCCAGGATATGCAATGAAAACACCTGCTGCCAAAAAGAATAAAAAACCTTTAAAGGGCAAGCAGAAAAAAATAGACGCAAACAAGGATGGTAAAATTTCTAAAAAAGATTTTATGATGCTTAAAATGAAAAAGAAAAAGAAATAGGAGTACTCATGGATAAGATAAAAAATGTTTGGGGTATGATTAAAGACAGTTCTAGAAAAGAAAAAATTCTAGGCATAGCTGTAATCGTATTAGCACTTATAATTATTTTATAAATGCATAAACAACAAATACTAGATGCTCTTAGCAAAAAGTATGAGGCTCAAATAGCTGAGGCAAAGGCTACTATAAATATTTATTTGTCAAATCCTGTGGGTATTGGGGAACATCCCCAACACCTGGAGGAGATAGATAAACTTATGGGAAGTGTGGCAGATGCTGAAGACAAACTTGATGTCATAAGGAGACACTGGGATGCCGTTAGCTAAATCACAAAAGAGTTTAAAAGACTGGGGTAAACAAAAATGGCGAACGAAGTCTGGGAAGAAGTCAAGCGTTACTGGGGAAAGATATCTACCCGAGAAAGCGATCAAAGCTCTGTCATCTGCGGAGTATGCGGCAACGACAAAGGCAAAGCGAAAAGGAACAAAAAAGGGCAAACAGTTTGTGAAGCAACCGAAAGGGATTGCAAAGAAAACAAGGGCGTATAGATAATGGCTAAAGATCCAAGATTAAAACGAGCAGGTGTTACAGGTTTTAATAAACCAAAGCGTACACCTAATCACCCTAAGAAGTCACACATAGTAGTTGCTAAAGAAGGTGATAAAGTTAAAACAATTAGGTATGGTCAGCAAGGAGCAAAGACTGCTGGCAAACCAAAGGCAGGAGAGTCTGATAGAATGAAAAAGAAAAGAAAATCTTTTAAAGCAAGACATGCAAAAAATATTGCAAAAGGTAAAATGTCTGCGGCATATTGGGCAAATAGAAGTAAGTGGTAAAAAGAAAAGATCCAAAAGTCGGTACTGGTAAAAAACCAAAAGGTTCTGATCGTAGATTATATACAGATGAGAATCCAAAAGATACAGTCAGTATTAAGTATGCAACACCTGCAGATGCTAGGGCTACTGTTGCTAAAGTAAAAAGAATTAATAAACCGTACGCACGTAAGATACAAATCTTGACTGTTGTAGAACAACGTGCTAAAGTTGCAGGCAAGAAAGAACAAGCTGCGATTGCAAAACGAGGCAAAGAAGCTTTAAAAAAAGCTCGTGGCAAAACTAAATAGATGGAGTTATGGGAGGCGTGGTTACTTTTAATGGTTACACTAAACACAATACAAAACTTAATTGTTTTCTTTGTAGGGCGTAAGTTTAAAAAGTAATGTCATTTTTAGTTGCTAACGTACCACCTGTAAAAGTTTATGTTAAGAAACAATATTTATATGATCATCAAAAAGGACATGGAGAATTTGTAGAAGGTGTTTGGGCTACTGTTAAGTCAATCCAGGGTAGAGCGCTCTACTTTGAAACGTATTTGCCAGAGTATGCTGCTTTATATGATAAGCTCCCTATCAGTGCTTTTGTTAATTCCCCTGATGTTAAAGATGATCTTCCATTAGAAGAACTAGAACTTTGGGATGCATTTAGTTATCACATAACAGTAATAGAAAAAACAACTGTACCACCTAGGGCTAAATATTTGTCACCAGCAAAACAATGGTACCAAGGAGAATATTTATTTACAATCGATAGTTGTCATGCAGATCACAATTTACCTAATATAAATTATTCACAAGTTCCTGCAGAACATAAATCTTTTAATATTATAGAATTAGATAACGGACATTTTGCAGCACAACCTAATAATAGAACTTTGTTTTATGATAAATCATTAACACCATCAGAACCAAAGCAACCAGATTTTAAAGTATCTACTATAGAATATAATGTAGAATCTGTAAGTAAATGGACTGCAGGTGATGATACAAATTATTTTTATAAATTCCTTGAACAAAAATAAATAACGTGTTATACTAACATCGATCGCCATAATGGGATCATAACATAACGCTTAACGGAGGTTATATGAATATTATAAATTGGGAACCTTACAGACCATTTACAGTTGGGTTCGATTCAATACTAGATAGACTCATGGATATAAAAACTGAGTCACCAAACTACCCACCATACAATATCAAAAAATTAGATGCTTTGCACTATGTAGTCGAAATGGCTGTAGCAGGCTTTGGTAAAGAAGATATTAATGTGGAGTATGCAGACAATACTATGACAGTACAATCTATTAAAAAAGAAAAGACTGAAGATAAAAATGTAGTGCATCAGGGTATTTCACAAAGATCATTTATCAGATCATTTGCATTAGGAGATGATATGATAGTGACAGATGCAAATCTAAAAAATGGTTTACTTTCAATATATATTGAAAAGATTGTACCAGAGGAGAAAAAACCTAAAACAGTAGACATTAAGTAAATGGACGGGGCATAAAACTGCCCCCTTCAACAGGAGAGACATGAACGCTAATACATTAAAAGACAATTTATTAAAGGCTTTGGATGAAGCAATAGACGCCAACAAAGATCAACTATCTGGTGTGGGTGCCGATGATTTTGCTTCATACAAATATATGCTGGGTATAGGACATACCTTGCAAGATATGAAATCTAGAGTAAAAGATGAGTATCAAAAACTATACAAACAGGAGGCAAACAATGTCTAAACAATTATTGCTACCAAAACCTTCAGGTTTTAGAGTCTTACTAAAAGCCAGGCAAGTAGAAGAGAAAACAAAAGGGGGCATAATATTAACTGATGATTCAAGAGAAGCAGCTAAATTTTCTTGTGTTGTGTCTGAAGTTATATCTATGGGATCTGATTGTTATCATGATAAGAACGAATCGTGGTGTAAAATAGGTGATTGGGTTCTTACTGCTAAGTATGTTGGGTTAAAATTCAAGTACGAAGGAGAAGAATACTCGATGATTAATGACGATGAAGTGCTAGCTGTAGTACCAGATCCGTCGAAAATATCACATAAATAGACTTGCATATATTATAATATTAGTATATTATATAGGACAAGCGAAAAACGCGGATCGCAACCGAAGGAGGTCTAATGGTAGACGAAACTAAAAAAGAAGAAATACAGGAAGAGCAAGAAGAAATAATTGTTGATCTTCCAGGAGAAGAATCTGAAGGTACGGAACAAACCAAACCTGAAGAGCCAACTGAACAGGAGGCTCCAGTCGAATCAGAAGAAGTTGTAGAAGAAGAATCTGAAGACGAGGAACCGTCTGATGAAGATGAAGATACAGAAAGCTCTGATGATATCGAGGAACCCAAAGATAAAAAACAATTTGGCAAGAGGGCTGAGAAAAGAATCAAACGTCTTGTTAAAGAAAAGAAAGAGTTAGAAGCTCAACTTAAAAATTTGCAAGAACAAGAGCAATCTTGGACTTCAGAAAGAACTGAACTTCAAACTAAATCTAGGGATTCCGAGCTGCAGGCTATTAATTCGTACATAGAAAGATTAAAAGCTCAAGAGAAACAATCCTTATCTGCACTGAAAACAGCAAAAGAAGCAGGAGATATTGACTCAGAAATTAAAGCCCAAGATGCTTTAGCTTCAGTCAAAGCAGAAACTTTAATTGCACAACAGTATAAAGTAAGGGCTGAATCTGGTGTTGAAAAAGAAAAGCCACAAACAGATAAACCAAAGAAAGAGCAAAGTAAACAAGACTATGCTCCAGATCGTAAAGCTTTAAATTGGCAAAAACGAAATGAATGGTTTGGTGGTAGTTCTACTAAAGATCGGATAATGACTCAAGCCGCTATGGTTATTCACAAAGAATTAGTTGATGAAGGTATTGTACCTTCAACAAATGCTGATGAATACTATAACGAACTTGATTCTCGAATCAGGGATGAATTTCCTGAAAGGTTTAAAACTAAGGCAGCTAAAAAAGTTCCAACAGTTTTGAGCGGAACGCGCTCTGCTATCGGGAAAAACCAAGTTAAGTTAACCAAATCAGAAGTTGATATGGCTAACAGACTAGGAGTTTCCTTACAGGAATATGCGCGACAAAAAGTGCGCCAACAGGCGGGAGGTTAGAAATGACACAAGCAACTAAGACAAGCCGTAAAAGTCGGGCTTCGGCAACTCGAAAAAAGGTTTGGGAACCACTAAAAAGATTAGAGATTCCTGAATCAAAAAAAGAAGCGGACATGGAATACATATGGGTTAGACACGAATTGTTGAATAATCCAGATGACTCAAATGTCCACGAAAGATTACGCGAAGGCTACGTGCCTGTTCAACCTAATGAACTTGGGGGAGACTATCACGCTGACGTGTTATCTGCTGGCAAACACGAGGGCACTGTTCGTTCTGGCGATTTAATTCTTATGAAAAACTCAAAAGAATTAGTTGAACAGAAAGAAGAGTTTTACCGCGAACAAACTAGAAAAATGGATAGAGCATACAGTAGTGAATATATGCAAAATCAAAATTCATCGATGCCAGTTCGAGACGAGTCCAAAACTTCTGTCACTACAGGCGGTGGACAAAAACCAAGGTTCGAAGAGTAAATCATTAGATTGGCTCTGAGAATCGTATAAACTTTTAACTTGCAATAAGGAGAAAATTATGGCAGGATACGGATTAGAACCAGTAAGACAAGCTACTGGCGGAACAATCAGAGCCAATAATTTCTGTGACGGTAACGGATATAGAATAGCAGCTACAGCACCTTCAGCTTTTTTTGAAGGCGACTTAGTACAATATTCTTCTGGAAACATTGTAACTGACATGGGATCAGCATCCCCTGGTGCAGTTGTAGGTGTTTTCTTCGGAGCTGAATACTCAGACAATTCTACTGGCGATGTTAAATTTGTACGTTCAATTCCAGCAAGCACAGTTGCTAAAGCTAAATTCAAAGCTTATGTGTATGACGATCCAAACACTTTGTTTAAGATCCAAGCAGATCAAGCGTCTAGCGCATTAACTGCAGCTAACGTTGGAAATAACCTACAAATCGTAGCATCACCATCAGGCTCAACAGTAACTTTCAAGAGTGGTCTCGTAGCAGACTCTAGCACGATAGCAACTACAAACACTTTCCCACTACAACTTTTAGGTAGTGCTGAAACTGATTTAAGTTTCTCATCTGCTGGAACTACTATGGACATTCTAGTAAGAATCAATTCACATCAACACCGTTTGGGCGCTACAGGCGTTACAGGTATTGCGTAATATAAGGAGTAAATAACTATGGCTATATCAAGAGGTCAAATCCTTAAAGAACTAGTACCTGGGTTACATGCAATTTTCGGAACAGAGTATTCTAGATACGAAAACGAGCATGCCGTGCTGTTCGATGAGGAAACATCAAATAGAGCCTTCGAAGAAGAAGTTCTTTTTCCAGGTTTTGGAGAAGCTTCTGTAAAATTTGAAGGTCAAGCTGTAAACTATGCTGACACTGGAGAAGGTTGGGTAGCAAGATATAATCATGAAACTGTCGCTATGGCATTCTCAATTACTGAGGAAGCTATGGAAGACAATCTTTATGATAAACTTTCTACTAGACTTACAAAAGCGTTAGCTAGATCAATGGCATCAGCTAAACAAACAAAAGCAGCAAGCGTATTTAATAAAGCATTTGACTCTACTCAATTAGGTGGAGACGGTGTTGTATTAGCGTCAACTGCGCACCCACTTCAAAGTGGTACAACTCAAGCGAACACTTTCACTACACAAGCGGAACTTTCAGAAACTTCTTTGGAAGATGCGTTAATTGGTATTGCAGGCTTTACTGATGATAGAGACATTCCAGTGGCTCTTCAAGGTAAAACTTTACACATTCCAAGACAGTTAGTATTCGTTGCGGAAAGACTATTAGCGTCTCCATACAGACCAGCAACTGCAGATAACGATGTGAATGCATTAGTATCTAAAGGTATGCTACCTGGTGGATACCACGTAAATCACAGATTTACTGGCAGCAAAAGATGGTTCATTAGAACAGATTCTCCACACGGAATGAAAATGTTCAACAGAGCTGGAATTGCTACTTCCATGGAAGGCGACTTTGAAACTGGAAACGTAAGATACAAAGCTAGAGAGAGATACTCTTTTGGGTTCTCTGACTGGCGTGGTATTTGGGCATCAAACCCAAGCTAAAAACCTAGGGGGGCATTTTAACGAGTGCCCCCTCAAACTAACATGAATGGTGAGTTTATCTCACTGGCCTTAAAGGAGGGCTGTTCATATGCCGACTACACATTTTAGAAATGGAGTATCAAATCAGATTCCAGGGAATCCATTATTTGAGTACCCATACTTAGACCCGTTTAAATATTATTCATATGCAAACGATTTTTTCACATATCATGCAGACGAGTGGACTATCACTACAACTGAAGCAGGTGGAGGAGATGCTACTGAAGCGCTAACTTCACAAGCTGGTGGTGCATTATTAATTACAAATGATGCCGCTGATAATGATTTAGATTTCTTACAATTAAAAGGCGAAGCGTTTAAATACGTAGCTGGTAAAAATTTATTTTTTAAAGCTAAATTTAAAGTAAGTGACGCAACACAATCAGATTTTGTAATGGGATTAGGTATCACAGATACTACTCCATTAGATACAACTGATGGTATTTTCTTTATCAAAGCAGATGGTGCAGCAACTATGGATCATTTAATTGAAAAGAACAACACTGCGACTACGAACTCTTCAGTAGCAACTATCTCTGATGATACATTCGTAACAGTAGCATTTCACTATGACCCAACAGGTAATGGCGGAAATGGTTCAGTAAGAATATTTATTGATGATGCATTAGTAGCAGAAGAAACTACACTAACAAATATACCTGATGATGAAGAACTGACAATTTCTTTTGGTATTCAGAACGGTGAAGCCGCAGCAAAATCAATGACAATTGATTACGTATTTGCAGCAGTAGAAAGATAATGTTATAATATGGGGAGGTGTAAAAACCTCCTCATAACAATTAAAAGGAGTTAACATGGTTGGAAAATCAGATACAAGATCAAAGTTTATCTCTGATACTACCGCTTTAGATGCCGATGGTATTTCTAGTGCTGCTTCAGTAAGTGGTGCAGGAAACTTAACCCTTGGTGGAGCTTTAGCAGATGGTGGATCAGTAACTTTATCTTCAGGAAGAATTGTCACTATTTTAAGTGCAGGTAATGACAGTGGTATAACATTCACTGTTACAGGCACAGACGTAAATGGAGACGCACAAACAGAGGTTATAACAGGGGCAAACGCAGGTACTGCAACTGGTTCAAGTTATTTTAAAACAGTAACACAAATTGCTGCTAGTGGTGCAGCCGCAGGAAACGTTTCTGCAGGTATAAACAATAGCGCAGCAGACGTAATTTTTGCAGGACGTATTAGATTAAAAGGTGCATACATTGTAAATGATGCAGCAGCTGGTACGGTTGAATTTAATGACGGATCACCAACAGGAACCAACTTGATGAAAGTAGGAACTGTAGCTTCAGCAACTGTAACTAGAGATATCACAGTTCCAGATGAAGGAGTATTATTTCCAAATGGTGCTTATGCTAAATTTGAAGTAGGTAAGATGGAAAGTCTTACATCATTTATAGCATAACGTGTCTGAAGAAATAAACAATAAACTAGAGATTACCGAAATGAAAGGTGAGCTAAAATTGTTAAATCAAAAGATAGATACTATCAAGAGTAACGATTTATGGCACATGGAAAAAGCAATTAATAGTATACAGAAAATTATATGGACTGTTGGCGTTATGGTTTTTGCACAATTTGTTTGGTTAATTAAAACAGTATTCATGGGATAGGAGGACTAGATGGTCACTTCTGGTACACATACTTTTAATCTAGACACAGCTGAAATAATACAAGAAGCGTATGAACGTTGTGGAATAGAAACTAAAAGTGGTTATGATTTAAAAACAGCTAGACGTTCTTTAAACCTATTATTAACAAAATGGGTTAACGATGGTGTAAATTTATTTACATTAAACTTAGAAACAATAGCTATGACTAAAGATCAAGATCATATTACAGTAAGTGCAGGCAGTCATCTTGATATATTAGATGGAGTAATTAGGGATAACTCCGATGCTAGTAGCCCACAAGACATTTCTTTAGAAAGAATAAGTCTTGACGAATATTTACAAATACCAACAAAAAGTGATACAGGTAAACCAGTTCAATTTTCTGTAGAGAGAAATGCTCAATTCACATCAAGCGGTACAGCAACTCATAAAATTTATCTATGGCCAATACCAGATCAAACATATTATCAGTTTGTTGCTTGGTCAATTAAATATCCAGAAGATGTATCTGCTACGTATTCACAAAATCCACAGATACCAAAAAGATATTTACCAGCTTTGATTAGTGGTTTAGCAGTGGAGCTAGCTATGAAAAAAGCTCCTGATAGATTGCAGGTATTAAAACCTTTTTATGATGAAGACTGGGCCAAAGCAAAAGATGAGGATAGGGAGAGAGTAAGTTTCTACGTACAACCACAGGTTTACTAAATGGCTAAATACGCAAAAGGTAAACATGCGGTCTTCATAGACGATCGTACAGGATTTAAAAGACCTTATAAAAATGCACGTACCGAGTGGACAGGTATGCGTGTTGACAAGTCAGAGTTCACACCTAAACACCCACAACTAGAACCACAAAAATATTTAAAGAGTGCTAGGGGTAATGTTTTATTTAAACCTAGAACAGATAACGATTTAGCAGGTCAAACTACAACAGTAAGATTAGGACCTCTACATGGCAAAGTATCATTTGCTGCGGGTGCATTTTTAAGACCAGTAGAAATATCAGTAACAGAAGAAGCACAAGGTTTATCTATGTCTGCACAACATGGTGCAAACGAAGTTGTTGTTCCACAAGTTGTTACTGTATCAGGTCTAGCTGCAACATCTGCAATAGGCACTGTAATAATAAATCCTACAGAAGAAGCACAAGGATTAGAAGCTACTGCGGTACAAGGAACTGTTAACATAAGTGGTCAAGAAGATGCACAAGGTTTAGCAGCAACTGCTCAACAAGGTACAGTTATCATACCAGTAATAGTTGATCCTAACATGACTTCTATTTCTTGGGGTGAAGATTTATACGGAGCATTCCCTTATACTAGAGATGAAATAACAACAACTGCACAACAAGGAACTGTAGTACCAATGATAAGTGCTGTAGTATCACAAGAAGGAACTTCAGCAATTCTAGGTGATGGAGTTGATCAAGATGGTGGAGTAGTATTAAACTTCAATGTACCACTAGATCAAAATGATAGAACACCATCAGGCGTTTCATGGGGTGAAAATGCTTGGGGCGATCTTGGATTTAGTAAAGATCAAGTTCAAGCAAACATTGGTGAAGTACAAATTGGCATAGGTGCACCAGCTCCAGGAGTAGGTGGTTGGGGTGAACAAGCTTATGATGATGGTGTATGGGGAGCTAGTGAAGATACGTTGACAATGACAGCTCAACAAGGTATAATCAACATTGTAATAGATGAATCACCTTATGGACAAGGACAATATGGTAAAGGAGATTGGGGCGATTAATGGCACTGACATACGTACAACTTAAACAAGCAATACAAGATTTCTTAGAAAACGATGCTGCTGAGTTTACAGCGGCCACTGGATCTGGTGTAGCGCCTATAGATTTATGCATTGAGTTTGCAGAAATGCGTATATTCAGGGAGGCAGATATATCAGCTTATCGTAAAACTATTGAAACTACATTATCAGCTAATAATACATTTCTAGATTTACCACAAGATTTATATGTTACAAGATATATAAAAATATTAACAGGTGAATTTTTAGAAGAAAAAGATCAATCATTTGTAAGAGAGTTTACACAGAATTTTAGTGCAGGAGTTTCAGATCTACAAGGCACTCCAAGGTTCTATGCTCTTTACGGAGAGGGGGCATATTCAGCTTCAGATAGAGGTATGAAATGGTTATTTTCTCCTCGTGCAGATGTTGACTATACACTAGAAATAGGGTATACTATACTACCAACGGGGCTAAGTAGTTCTAATGCTAATAGTTATTTAGGCGACTATGCTCCTGATTTGTTACTGTATGGATCGTTGTTAGAGGCAGCTTCATTTATGAAATTAACTGCTGACCAAGGATCTAGGTATCAAGCTTTATATGATAGAGCGTTACAGACCTTCTTAGGACAGGAACAAACAAGAAAACGAACCGATGAATTTATCAGCGGTGAAATGGGAACTTATAAAAGGGGATAAAATATGGCAGGCTTAACATCGGCAATTTGCACAACTTTTAAAAAGGAGTTGCTCGAAGGGGATCATGATTTTAATAACGGAGCTGATGCATTTAAAATAGCGTTGTTTAAAGCTAATGCTAGCATCTCAGGAACTTATGGTGCCGCAACAACTAATTACTCTGACGTGACTGGTAATTCAGACGAAACGACTGGAACTGGTTATTCATCAGGGGGAAATACATTAACAAATGTAAATCCAACCACATCAGGAACAACAGCATTTACAGATTTTGCAGATACATCATGGACAAGTGCTACGTTTACAACAAGAGGTGCAATCATTTATAATACAAATGATAGTAACTCCGCTGTTATGATTATAGATTTCGGTGCAGACTTTTCTGTATCAGGGGGTACGTTTACTGTAGAATTTCCTGCAGCGGGTGCTTCAACAGCAATTTTAAGAATAGCGTAGAGGTAGACAATGGCATCAACATGGAGTAATCTTGGTATAAGATTAATGGCAACAGGTGAGAATGACGGAACCTGGGGCGCACAAACAAATGATAACTGGAATCGTATCGAAGACGCATCAGATGGTATCGCTACAGTTGCAGTTTCAGGAGCGGTAAGTTTAACATTTACAACAGAACCAACATCTTATGCAGATGAAAATGGTCGTAATAAAGTTTTAGTATTCACTGGTTCAGCTGGTAGTACACAAAACATTACCTTTCCAAACATAGAAAAAACATATTTCGTACTTAATGATTCTAACTCTATCCTAACTTTAAAAGCTGGTAGTGCTGCTCAAACAGTAACTTTACCTCCTGGCAAAGACATGGCTATTTATGTAGACGGATCAGATGAAGTACACAACGCATTAGCTAATTTACAAACGACTACACTTGCAGCAAGCGGTAACATAACTGCTTCGTCTTCATCAGCAAGTCAACCGTTTATTAACATTGAAAATACAAACAATGGTGCAACAGCAGGATCTTTAAAATTTATAAATGATAGAGGTGCAGCTGGTGTAGATGGTGACCTTTCTGGTACTATTACTTTCTTTGCAGATGACTCAGATCAAAACAATCAAGAGTTTGCACGTATTGAAGGTAAAGCAGTAGACGCTACAGCGGGTAGTGAAGAAGGTGGATTAGACTTTTATGTTGCAGAAGTAGATGGAACAGTTACAAAAGGTATGGCTATTGTAGGTCATACATCTGGAGACGGAGACGTAACTGTAGATATTACTACACACGACGGATCAAGTGGTGGTTTAAAATTAGGGGGAACTCTAGTTACATCAACTGCTACTGAATTAAATTTGTTGGATGGACAAACTGCTTTGTTCACAACAGGTAAAGCAATAGCAATGGCTATTGTCTTTGGTTAACCAATAAGGAGGATATACAATGGCTGTACCAAATATAGTTAACGTAGCTACAATCAACGGTAAAGTTGTTACTGGAGCATTGGACACTACAACAACTACTGCATTGTTAACTTGCGCAGCGGATCATGTTTATAAAATTAATACTATATTAATTTCTAATATTGATGGATCAAGTGCTGCAGACGTTACAATGACAGTAAGATCAGATGGATCAAATGATAGACATATTGCAAAAACTATTTCAGTACCTGCAGATTCTACATTAGCTTTAATAAGTAAAGATACAGGTTTCTATTTAGAAGAAGCTGATATCATTAAAGGTGGAGCATCTGCTAGTGGCGATTTAGAATATTTAATATCATACGAAGATTTAGTAGATTAATTTAAGCGAGTTATAATATGGCAGATACATATTGGGCTTGTTTGGATTCTTCCAACAAAGTCGTAAACACTATTGTAATTGATAGTTCTGATGCACCTGATGAATCAAAGGGTGCAAAGTTTTGTCAAACCATCGTAGGCTCAGGTCCAGATGGCAATATAGTAAGTTTTAAATCTTATAGTAAAGACGGCACTTATGAAGCTGGAACTCTAGCTGGCATAGGTGGTGAATGGAGCGATACGTATAATCAATGGATTATGCCAAAACCATTTGCATCTTGGGTATTCAATACTTCTACAAAAATATACGATTCACCAGTTGCAGAACCTAACACAACTTTTTATAAAGAAGGTACAGCTGATCAAAAAGATGTGTATAGATATTGGGATGAAAGTCAAACTCGTTGGGAAGGTGAGTGTCCTGAAGATTCTTTAGATGAAGAAGACAATATTGTTTTTGGAGATTTTAAAGTTTATTGGGATGCATCTAATTTAGAATGGGTTAAAATATAAGGAGTAAATATGGCAGGCGTAAATACAATAACTAAAGACTTAGGCTCTTCATCTTTTGCAAAAGATAATGGTGGGATAATAGGCCCATCTCAGGTAACTAGATATGCACAAGACCAAGCAGCAGCTACTACACAATTTAACTCGTCAGGTACATTTCAAGCAGGCCAAGCTTCTAATACAGCAAACATATTAATTGTTGCTGGTGGAGGCGGCGGCGGTGCTGGAGCTGACAACAACCGTCAAGGTGGCGGTGGAGGAGGCGGAGGCGTTCTCTTTAATAGTGCAAATACCAACAGTCCAGGCAATAGTGCAGTAGCAGTTCCTCAGGATGCTGTTCCTGTAACTGTAGGCGCTGGTGGAGCTGGTACTCCAGGTGGTGTACAAAACAGTGCAGGATCTCCAGGAGGTAACTCTGTCGTTATAGCAGGTGGTACAACATACACAGCTTTAGGTGGCGGAGGCGGTGGTGGCGGTTCTAATGCCCCTCCTCAACAAGGAGGATCAGGCGGAGGCGGAGCTTCTTCTGCAGGCGGTGAATCTCCAAATGCACCAGGTCAAGGTAACGCAGGTGGAGATAGAACAGGTGGAAACACTTGCCCAGCTGGTGGTTCAGGATCTGGCGGAGGTGGTGGCGCTGGTAGCGCTGGTCTATCAGGCGGTGACGGATCTCAACCAGGTAGAGGTGGTAACGGTGGAAACGGTTCACCATTTAACGTAGGAAATTATTCAGCTACTGTTGCAGGCGGTGGCGGAGGTGGTACTGTAAAAGGTAACACAGCAGGCGGTGCTGCTGGCCCAGGTGGAGCTGGTGCTGGTGGAACAGATGCAAACGGATCAGATGCTTCAGCCAATACAGGCGGAGGTGGCGGTGGAGCAGGTTCTGCTTGTCACCCAAGAGGTAACTCCCCACCAAGAGACGGTGGAGATGGAGGTAGCGGTAAAGTAGTAATACATGAAGCTGCTGTTCCAGGATTAACATTTATAGCTCCAGGTATGTGGAATCAAAAAGATGTATTCGACAGAATTGAAGCAGGAAGATGGAAATCAACATCAGGCTAAACTAACACTGGGGGTGGGAAACTGCCCCCTCTTTTACAGGAGAGTGTGTGTATTTAAATAAACTAGAACAAGAATTAAAAGACTTACATATTCCGTTACAGGAAGATGATGTATTGGATCTTTTGCAAATAAGAAAACGATGGCCTTTAAAATATCCATGGGGTCAATACGGTGTAGAAATATTAAATAGCAGTGGTATATTAGTATTTCCTTTTTACAGTTACGATGGTTACTTTGTCTATGAAGAATGGAAGAAGTATTACGACAACGGTTTTATGACTGTGTTAAACAGTGTGTTAGATTTAACAAAAGAATTAAGAGAATTAGATTTAATCTGTAAAAAATTAGTAGGTGATACAGTAAATGCAAACTTTGTTTTTGCCAAGCCAGGGGGGCAGAAAATAAGTTACACTACGCATGAACACGACTTTGATGTGGTCGTTAAACAAATATATGGAACAGGACATTGGTTAGTTTCTGGAGAAGAAGTTACATTAAAAGCTAATGATACTTTGTTAGTTCCTAGATTTACAAGACACGAGGTGGTTAAAACAACAGATAAAAAATTATCTATTGGTGTAACTATTCCGTGATTTGCTTAGGTATAAATCGTAATCATAACGCTTCTGTCTGTTTAGTTAAAGATGGTGAAGTCTTACTACATTTAGAAAACGAAAGATTAACAAAAATAAAGTACGACTGTCTTCCTATACATGCTATGTTAGAAATAACCAAGTATGTAGATCATATAGACAGATTAGGTATAGCAGCTTTCTCTAAACAAGATATAGATTATTGGGAAGGTAAAGATATATTTACACATCTTGTAGATAATTTATCTCGCTCATTTAAATTCAAACCATTCAAAACTACAGACTTAAGTAGTCATCATCATCAACTTCATGCTGCTTGCAGTTTTTACAATTCAGGTTTTGAAGATGCTTTATGTATAGTTATAGATGGTATGGGTTCAGAAGTTTACTTTAAACTAGATGGTCAAAGAGTATATGGCAGAGAACATACTTCAGTATTTCAAGGTTCTTATCCAGCATCTTTTGAATTGTTAGAAAAACACATAAGTTATCCCACAGAAATAAAAGGCAAAGTAGATATAGATAGTCGAATGCATGTCAGTAATCACATGAGTCCTGCTCAAGCATTTGGACATAGCTCTGAATTTTTTGGCTTTGCACATATGGACGCTGGTAAACTTATGGGTATGGCTAGTTATGGCAAACCTAATGAATGCGTTCCGCCAATATACACAGATGGTAAATTAAATAATAGACTTTTTTATATAGATGACAATCTAACTAAAATGTTTATTAATAACAAAAATTATCCATACATGGATTTAGCTAGAGATAACTTTCAAGCTGGAGCAGACTTTGCATATGCCTTACAAACAGAAACTCAAAAGCATGTAAAAAAATATGTGTTAGATTGGGTACAGAAAACCAAGACAAAAAAGGTTTGTTTGAGTGGAGGTTATTTCTTGAATTGCGTAGCCAATTATGATATAATGAAATCGTTACCAGATGATGTTTCTTTGTATATAGAACCTTTATCTAACGATGCAGGAACTTCAATGGGAGCAGCTAAGATGTTATATCATGGTGAGACAAAAGATATGACAATTAGAAAACAGGAGAATATATACTATGGTCGTAACACATAAAGACGTTGCACAATTATTAGCAGATAATAAAATAATTGCTATGTTTCAAGGAGCATCTGAATCAGGTCCTAGAGCATTAGGCAATAGAAGTATATTACACAATCCAGCCAATCCTAATGGTAAAGACAAAGTAAATACAGTAAAGAAACGAGAATGGTTTAGACCATTTGCTGGTACAGTTTTGTACGAGTACGCAAAAGATTGGTTTGATTTAGGTAAGCAAACTGAGTCACCATTTATGATGTATGCTGTAGATGTAATCAAATCTAAACAATCTTTAATACCAGCTATCACACATGTAGATGGTACGTGTAGAGTTCAAACTCTGCAAAGAGAAACAAATAAAAACTTTTATGATTTAATAAAAGAATTTTACAACCTAACACAGATTCCAATATTATTTAATACTTCATTCAATATGGCAGGTTATCCTATTGTACAAACTTTAAGAGATGCAAAGAATGTAGTTGAACAATCTGCGATAGATTATTTATATCTGCCTGAAAGTAAGGAGTTAATATGATATTAAATTATAATTATTGGTATTTTAATCAAGCCATGCCAAACAATATTTGTGAAGATATAATAAAAGTAGGCAAAGATAAGAAGCTAGATGTAGCATTAGCTGGTGACAATACAGACCCAGCTAAACAAAATTTAGAAATTAGAAATTCAAACATCTCTTGGATAGATGAAGATTGGTTATATGGTTTAATATTTCCATTTGTTTCAGAAGCTAACAAAAATGCTGGTTGGAACTTTCAGTACGAAAAATCTGAAGCAGTCCAATTTACAGAATACAAACCAGGACAACATTATGATTGGCATTATGATTTTAATTCAGATGGTGACACAATTAGAAAGTTATCAGTTGTAATATCTTTAAGTGATCCATCAGAATACGAAGGTGGTAGTTTTATGTTAAGCAACGCAAATGTTGTTAAACCAGGAGAAGAGTTAACTGTTTCAGAAATAAAACCAAAAGGAAGCCTTGTAGTATTTCCTTCATTTCTATGGCACAAAGTTATGCCAGTTACCAAAGGGGTTAGATACTCAGCAGTAGCGTGGTTGAGAGGAAAGAATTTTGTATGAGTTTTGTAGAAGATAATTATTTAGTTGTACCAAATGCAATAGATACAAAGTTTGCTAACTTTCTTTATGATTATATGTTACTGCAAAGAAACATTGCTAAATTTAAATTTGAACAAAAATATATAACTTACTTTAGTGTAGATCATGGATCATTTGGTGATAGGCAAGTGCCTCAAACATATGGTATGTATGGTGATCCTATATTTGATTTATTATTAGAAAAAAATATAAGACCCATATTAGAAAAAGAAAGTAAATTAAATTTGTATTCTACTTACACGTATTATAGAATATATAAAAAGGGGGATGTCTTAAAAAGACATAAAGATAGACCATCGTGTAAAATTTCTACAACGATGAATATAGGAGGAGATGAGTGGCCCATTTATTTAGAACCATCAGGTAAAGAAAATAAGAAAGGGGTAGAGGTAAATTTAAATCCAGGAGACATGCTAATGTACAGAGGTTGTGAATTAGAACACTGGAGAGATGCCTTTGAAGGAGATGATTGTGCACAAGTATTTTTTCATTTTACAGATGATAAAAATTATATTTATGATACAAGACCATTCTTAGGATTACCTCAATATTTTAAAAATGATTAAAGTAACACGTATAGAAAACAACGATCTAATTAATGAATTGTTAGATTTATTAGAATATTGGAAAGCTCGAACTCCAATATTAGAAATAAGAAATGCAAAAAATAAAACACA